GGTTATTACGAAGAAGATGAAGTAGAAGAATACGAAGAGGACTAAATATCCCGAAGGAGATTCGGGATGTCATGGATTTATAAAGGTGAGATTGTAGAAGATATTGGTAATTATATTGGGTTTGTCTATATGATTACCAATCTTCGCACCGAAAGAAAATATATCGGTAAGAAGAATTTTTATTTCTCAAAGACAAAACAGCTCAAGGGTAAGAAAAAGAAATACAAAGTAGAGTCTGATTGGAAAGACTACTTTGGATCTAATGAAGAGCTAAACCATCACGTAAACATATTCGGCCAAGATCAATTCAGAAGAGAGATTGTTAGATTCTGCTCTTCGAAAGGTGAGATGTCGTATTTCGAAGCAAAGTATCAGTTTCAATACGATGTTCTTGAATCAGATCAATACTATAATAGTTGGATCTCGTGTAAGATACACAAGAAACATTTGACTTTTTTGAAGAAAAAGGTATAATATGAATATGCCTTGACCTTCTCCTAAATTCACTGGGAAAGGTTCTAGGTGGTACACTAATGGTACTGTAGATAAAATGTGCTATTCGGATAATATTCCAGAAGGTTATTATTTGGGTAGATCGAAAAACAGAAAGGAGAAATCCATTGAGTTGGCCCCACAAAAATAGACCCAGAAAAGGTCGCCGTAAAGTCGGCAGTCAGAAGCGTAAAGCACGTCGTTTGAAGGGTCGTAAGCGTAAGTAATTTAATCAAGAAAGGTGAATAATAATGAATAAGTTTTTTCTATCAGCAGCAATCGTTCTCGGTCTAACAGTTTCTGCATCCGCACTAACAACCCTAGACGAGACTCACAACGGTAAGACTGTTGCTGTTCCTGGTGCTACAAAGAGCCATGGTGTTTATGCGCCAGCAGCCCAGTATACCCCACACGGTCTAGTTGTGACTGCTCCTCCAGGCGCTGACGTTGATGTTGATAACGACGGTAGCGATATTTCTATTGATATTACCCCAAAGGGTAAGCAGGGTCTTCTTGGCCTTGGTGTTCTAGGACTATAAGAAATGCGTAAGCTGGATCTGGACGAAGTAAAAGAATTTATTGTCAATACATCATTGTCAACCAAAATCTATATTGGTTCAGATTCAGCACGCTATCGTAAGGGTGAAGCGTGGTATGCTGAATACTGCACTGTAATTGTGATTCATTACGATGGTAATCGTGGTTGTAAAGTTTTTGGTCAACTAGAATCTGAAAGAGATTATGATCAGAAGAAGGATAAGCCACGTATGCGCTTGATGAATGAAGTTATGCGCACAGCACAGATGTATTTGGATCTCGAAGAAGTAATTGGTTGTCGAGACGTTCAGATCCATCTGGACATCAACCCTGACGAGAAGCATGGTTCTTCATGCGTAATCTCAGAGGCAGTTGGCTATATTAAGGGATTTTGTAACGTAGTACCTTTCGTAAAGCCCAACGCTTTCGCCGCCAGTATAGCAGCCGATCGTTTATTGGCGTAAATTAAAAGAGGGGGTAGAGCCAGCTGGGACGGCCATCTGCTCATAACAGATTTATGACCAGGTTCGATTCCTGGTGCCCCTACCATTTATCATGAAAGGAAATTACGTGAATCGTTTGTTGTCTGTTGTTTTAATTTCAACGGCGTATGCTGTTACATGTACGCCTGTGCAGGCCAATTTTTTGGAGGATCTATTCCGGCCATTTTCTGCACAGCCTTCCCAGCATACCCATAACACTAAGCATTCCAAGCATATAAATAATTATTCCACTGGTGGCGGACACAACGCCTCGTGGTATAACGACCGGAGCGGACGGACAGCATCCGGTATGCGTCACCATTATGGTGTTGCGCATAGAACCTTACCATTTGGAACAACGGTTTGTATCCACAACCCGTCAAATGGTAGGCAAGTAGAAGCCGTTGTAACCGATAGAGGGCCATTCGTCAGAGGAAGAACAATTGACGTTAATCAAAACGTGGCTCGTGCTCTAGGTTTCTCAGGAACCGCACATTTAAATTACCATCCGTGTTAAGAGTCGGTTGCACACAACAGAAAGGTAAATCCCAAAATGAAGAAGATTATTCTAGCTGCGATGACCGCAGTGGCTATGTTTGCATTCGCTGACGTAGCATCTGCACGTCCTCACGGCAAACATAGTCAGTATTCAGCAAACTACGAAGTTGAAGAACCAAATCTCCTAGATCAAATTCTAGGTGGATCTGACGCCAACTGGAGCGTGTCTCCTGTTATCAAGTTTAAAAACAAGAAGCAGGCTCGCTCGTATTACAAGCAAAGAGAAGCAACTTATCGTTTCGATCAGGCTGATGAATCATACACAGGTGGTTCAATCGTAGCACTTGGTCGTGAGTTGCAGCATGCTGGATTCCGTGTTTCTGAACACCCAGCATTCGGGGGCGTTCATCACGTTCACGCACATCATTCTGCGCATTACTCTGGTAATGCTATTGACATTAACGTAGGACGTGGTGTGTATGAAGCCCGCTCAGGATATGCAGGTCGTTTTGATCGTTTAGCATCTAACCTAAGAGCAGAAGGTTATACTGTTCTATGGCGCACTGCTGGTCATTACAACCACATGCACGTACAGAGATAAAATAGTAAGGGAGGCAATGTCCGTGCCTCCCTTTTTATCATGGAGGCAAACTTGAACATAGAAAAAGAGGATAAGAACATAGATATCCCCAATATTGAAGATCATCACTACTATCTATTCAACTCAACTTTTGATGCGAGTTCTACCGGAGATGCGTTAAGATTTATTCTTGCTCGTAACCTAATGAAAAAAGATCGCCCCAAGTTTATGAAGTTTATCATTAACTCTCCCGGCGGCGAAGTTCCCTCAGCCTTTGCTCTTATTGATACAATCAAAGGTTCTAAAATCCCGGTGTATATGTATGGACTTGGTGAAATTGCTTCTTGTGGTCTACTTACGTTTATGGCGGGACAAAAAGGACATCGTTACATTACACGTAACACCGCCATACTTTCCCATCAGTTTTCATGGGGTACTATCGGCAAAGAGCATGAGTTACATGCATCTGTAAAAGAGTTCAACAACACCAGCCAACGTATCATTGATCACTACAAGCGTTGCACTGGACAAACAGAATCTATCATCAAGAAAGTTTTGCTCCCGCCAGAGGATGTCTGGTTAACCCCACGTGAGGCAGTAAAGTATGGAATCGCAGACCAGATTGTGGATTTTTATTGAGTGGGCTGCAACAATAACATTAATTGTTGCTGTTGCGCTTACATCATGGAACGTTTATCCAGCTAACATATATATGAGTGCAGTTGGTAATTTCCTTTGGTTGCTTATGGCATTGCATTGGAAGAAACTTTCCTTAATCATCATCCAGGCTTTTATATTAATACTATACCTTGCTGGTGTGGTTAATTTTTTCATGGGAGTATAATATGGCAATTATTCGTTTTTCTACCGAGGAAGTTTTCGGTACAGATTCACAAGAATATGAAATTCTAACACATGCGGTATCTAAGGTTGGTAACACACCAGGAGCAATCGTAGAGATTGGTACTCGTCGTGGTGGTTCTGCTAAGATGATTATTGATGTGTTGGCTGAGAATGGTAACACTGATCGTTCAATGTTTTGTATTGATCCTTATGGTAATATTGAGATTGAATGCACCAACCTTAATATGACAATTCATAACCCTGACCGTGTAATCGAAGGCGATAAGCAGTCTAAGGAACTAACTTCTCCTCAGCGTTTTGATTATGATAACACAATGCGTAACCGCACTATCCCTTCGCTCTATTTCTATGCTTATAACGCTGGTCTAAACTTCTCATTCTTTTGTCTAGAAGATCATGAGTTCTTTAAGCGTTATGGCGATGGTGTTCCTGTCTATGATGAATACAAGAAGCTAGAGAACGAATATGCTTTTGTATTCTTTGATGGCCCTCATGACAATGAGACTTTACATGTCGAATGCGACTTCTTCGTGCAGCGTGCACCAGTTGGCGCCGTTTATGTATTTGACGATATCTGGATGTATGATCATGATGGTATCGTAGAGAACACTTACCTATTCCCTAATGGGTTTGAAGTTCTTGGGAAGAGCAACATCAAAGCGTCTTACATTAAGACGAAGTAATATACGTTCCTCCGGAATATAAATAATGATACAACATTCCGGAGGAACCATGCTTAATTTTAACGAATATCTGTCTGAATTGAAGCTGACTCTTCAGTATCATGAAGAACTAAATCCTAAGATTTGGAAGTCACCAGATACGCTTGACCCACAAGTAAAGAAAGCTCTTATAAAGTTTGGGCATGCTTGGGCAGAATTCGCTAAGATTCCAAAGTCAATGATTCAAGATATCGTTATGACAGGTGGTAATGCCAACTACAATTACACTGGTAAGTCTGACATTGACGTTCATCTAATTGTCGATCGTAGTAAATTATTTGATGACGCTAAGTTCGTTGAAGAATATCTACAAGATAAGAAATCCCTCTGGACTTTAACTCATAATGTTGATGTGTATGGTTATCCTTTAGAGCCTTATGCTCAGGATGATGATATTAAATACCCAAAAAATCAGGGAGTCTATTCTTTATTGAAAGACGAATGGGTCAAGAAACCTGTTAAAGTCGACTACGATTTCAAGAATGATCATCTACTAAAACAAAAAGTCTCCCATTATATGCATGCTATCGACCATATGATCAAACATCACATGGGAGAAGAGTCTTTCAATAATATGAAAGTTCGATTCAAGAACATGCGTACAGCTTCTCTACAGCAATATGGAGAATTTGGTAGAGAGAACCTTGTATTCAAAGAGCTACGTAACCGTGGATACATTGACAAGATGAATAAATACGAGGCTTCACTAAAAGATAAAGAGCTCTCCTTAAAATAAGAGTTTACTTTTTCCAAAAACTTTAGTATAATATAATCTGTCTAAGATGGAGGTTGTTATGAATATGAGTAGTGATCTAGAATTTATGGTTGAGACAGACATGATCATGCACGGATATAATCCCTATAATCCTGTCGATGTTAATACGTATTGGGAGGAATATTTTAATGGCGATTGAGATTTATTCAAAGGATAACTGTTCTTTCTGTGACCAGGCTAAGCAGATGCTTCGCTTTCACGGTAAAGACTTTGTCGAATACAAGCTAGACGAGGACTTTACTCGCGAAGTTCTACTATCAAAGTTTCCTGAAGCTAAGACTTTTCCTATCATTGTTCTCGATGGTTTCAACATCGGTGGCTTTGAACAGTTGAAGAAGCATCTTACAGAGGAAACAACAGACAACCGAAAGATTCTACTAGAAACTGATTATTTTGGAGCTTAATTATGGTTATGTATGCGAGAGATACTCTACTACAGGATCTTCGTAAGAATGTAATGTCTGTTCACTTTACTAAGGTGAACGGCGAAAAGCGAGAGATGCGTTGCACTCTCATGCCTCAGCTTCTTCCACCAAACTATGTCAATGAAGCAGCTGAAGAAAAAGATTTCCACGAAAAGAACCAAGAGGTTCTTGCAGTGTGGGATGTGATTAAAGGAGGATGGCGTTCATTCCGCATAGACTCCATAGAATATGTTGAAATGTTAGACCCGTATCAATATATGTAAGGAGAATTAAATGAACGAAAAGACCTACTGGGGGCATCATCTCATAATTAATGCAGGCGAATGTAACCATTCTACCATCACAGATTACAACACAATCTTTCAGTTTGCTAAGCAGCTAGTCAGAGAAATTGACATGGTTGCTTATGGCGAACCACAGATTGTTAAGTTTGGGCATGGAGATAAGCAGGGCTATACTCTTGTTCAACTTATAGAGACAAGTAATATTTGTGCACACTTTGTTGATGAAACAAATGATGCCTACATTGATGTCTTTTCATGTAAACCTTTTGATGAAAAGGTAGTGATTAATTTAGTAAAAACTTTCTTTGAAGCAAAGAAGTTCGAAACAATGTTTATTGACAGACAAGCATGAGGATTAAATGGTTGATGTGATTTGGTCTGATTTCGATCCGGAATCAGAATATTCTTTGAAACAACGTGAAGCTAAAGCAATAAACGGTCCAGAATATTGGCCAACAATGCGGGAAGTGTTTAAGCACGATTGTGCTACACTCCCGCTAAATCGTTTTAGAT